GCCCACCACGCTCTGGCCGGGCGGGACAAACTTCCTGTTTTTCGGGGTCGCGATGTATTACGTTGGGTCGGTTGGAGCGAACGAGATTTACATCGCGTTCTATCGAGACGGTGCGCAATTGACGCCGTACCTGCACTGGACAGTATCATTCGGGAACGGCGGTGGAATCTTCCAGGTTCCGGTGCCCCTTACGTGTGCCACGTACGACAACAGTTTTGGTGCCGGGACGAGTCACTATTATCAGGTACAGGTCTACGTCGCTAACTCTAACGGCAACCTCTTGACAACGAGTGATGCTCCGGGCGGTTTGTCGATTTGGAATATGGCATAAGGAGATACAGATGCCGATCAATTATACCTGTGACGAATGCGGACACACGGCCGACTCCATGTCGGGTTGGTATAGCGTCAAGACGATGCTATACTTTGATGATCCAAATGCACCGTACCCGCCAGGCGGTCTGACTCAGCAGGGATCGCTTCCTGACAAGATTTTCGAGAAGGAGGCGTGTCGAAGCAAGTGGCTCACAGACCATGGACTATCTGCAGCAGCCTAAATGACGTGGAAGCCACTAGTAGTACCGAACGAAGCCTTTCTGCGTGATTTATGGCTTCGTTGCCAGCAGGTGCCTCTCGCGTGGCATCCTCAATGGGGAACCGTCGAATCGTTTGGTCGGTGGTTGATGCAACGGGACGCCCTGTTTTTCGCCGTGCTCGAGGGCGAGGCGATCGTTGGACTTGTGTTTGCGGAGAGAGTCTCACCAGATATGGATGCCTGGTTGGGCATCATCATGTTCGACAGAACTCTTCGCGGCCGCGAGTCCTCGATCCACGAAATCTTAACGGAAATGTTCAAGCTCGCCGGGTTGGTACGCATTTCTATGCTCGTGCCGCGCACGCGCGAGGTGGTAGCTAAACTGAGCCGAAGGCTGGGGTTCAGACATGAAGGAATCATTAGACGAGCTTACCGCTCGAAGAACGGATCATTTGAAGACTGCGATATCTTCGGACTACTTGTGGAAGACTTGTGGCGTTACAAGTCCCGAACAACTGAAGATCCTAGCCCCGATGGGACTGGAGTTCTGGAACGAGATGGGGATGCCCGGGAGGTTTGTACCGGAACTATGGATAGAATCTTGGAAGAGCTTGTTCCGGAACAGCTCCGCCCTGATAATAGGATTGACGAGGAACCAGCAGCTGATGGGAGCAATCGGGGGGATCATAGTTCGGGATCTGAATGACCATGCACTTGTTGCGATTGAACAGTTCTGGTTTGTTACCGCGGCTGCTAGAGGGCATGGTATGCGGCTCCTTGAGGAATTTGATAAGGTTGCTCGTCTTCGGGGTGCAGTGCGAGTTGTGGTTGGTCACATTCATTCTGGACGGACTGATCTCTGGCAACGAATCCTCGAGCGCAAAGGATTCACACTGTTAGAGAGCCACTATATCAAATGAAACTACATCACACTGTCGTTGACGATTTCTTCGAGGAACCGTGGGAACTGCGCGGCTGGGCTCTAGCCAAGGGGTTTCGGGATGAACAATCGCCGGTAGATGGAGTGGATTACCGGGGAGTGTGCAAGGATCCACCTTGGATATTCAGACATGAGGCGGAGGTTAAGCTGTCTTACCTGATGCGTTCCCCCGCGTTGGTAAAATTGGCTTTCCTCCGCCTCGCTATGAAAGACGTCAATCCTACACGACGTATCATCCACCTAGATCCAATGTACGCAGGATACTTGGCAACGGTTTATCTGAATCCACCTGGCGAATATCCTGAAGATTCAGGCACTTGGATATTCAAGCATACGTTAACTGGCATGGAAACTACTCCTACATGCCAGGAAGAGATTGACGTGTGGGATGCGGACGCAAATAGCTTGGACCGATGGACGATAACCGGTGTAGCGAAGCAGGAATGGAATCGGGTCGTCGTAGTCCCGACGAGCCGATACCATGCCGCTATGCCGGTGGGTGGCTTTGGAGAAGTGCCAGGAACTGGTCGAATGGTGTTCGTCGCCTTCTTCGATATATAGGAGGATCGTATGTGCGCAGTAACAGTGGCGGTGGTAGGAGCCACCGTGGCAAGTACAGCCGCTGGAGCCTACAGCGCTTATCAGCAATCGCAAGCCGCCAGTGGCGGCGGCGGTTCATTCACCGAGAAACCGCTCAAAGGCTTCGCACCTACAAAAGGGTTGCAAAGCTACACCGCGAGATTGCTCGCAGAAAACGCAACCGCACAAAGGCCTACATTGCAAGAGTACGCCGCGAGCGGGGGCACAGCTAGGTTCCCGTTTAAGGATACTGGATTCACACCTGAGGAAGCTGCAAACTTGAAGCTCATCGACCCGCACACTGGCGGACCGATGCCCTACGTCAGCGGAACTCAGACTCAGTTGACCCCAGCGCAGCAAGTGTTCCTTGGGAAGCAGCGTGCTCGCGAAGGCGCGACTGGTCCGCTGGCCCGCCTTGGTAGGCTCACCACTCAGGAGAATCGGCTTCGGGCTCGCGCAGCGACGGCTGGTCCTGCTCAGAGCGGAATGATAAGCAACAAGCTGACCAAGAATCTGCAGAAGCAGACCAAGCTTCGTGGTATCCTCGGAAGTGGAGACTAGCAATGGCTAAGCACAAAGCTGCTCCTGGTGGCAAGCAAGCGAAGCCAGGAGGTGGAGGTGGCCTCGGGCTAGGCCTCGGCTTGAATAAGCCAGGCCGAACAGCCTTCACTAGTGCGATCCAGGGAGGACAGCAGACCTGGAACACTTACATGCAGCAGCATCCCAACGTCACCAGGAAGTTGGGAAGACTCGAGACTAACCGGCCAGGATCCCGTCAAGGTCAGAATTGGGCTGCCATGACTCAGCAGTACGGTATCACCCCTGTCAAGCAGCCAGCACCATCTCCAGGTGCGGGTGCCCCACCGGCCACACCGCCGACTACTCCGCCCGCTCCTGGAACTACGATGGATCCAAATTGGTACAGCAAGTTCGTTTCGCAATACGAGCTCCCAACGCCACCCGAATTGCAGCAGGTAGCGGATGTCTCTTCGGCAGATTTGTCACGCCTTGGTGCCATGCCGCTGCCTTCGTACAACGAGCAGTTTGGTATTTACAAAGACCTGATGGAACGAGAGCTCGAGAAACAGACGGCCGACTTGACAGAGTCGTTTGGAGCTCGTGGTGGCCGTTATGGTTCCGACTTGCTAACGGCCTCCAATACTATGCGCCGACAAGGATTGCAGGATCTGTCGGCGCAGGGTATCACCGCGATGACTAACCTGAACCAACAGCGGATGCAGGAGCTCAGCGGTGCGTTGAACATGCTGCAAGGTGTCGGTGTTAGCAAGGCCAACATGATGCAGAATGCGGCGCAGACCGGGTGGCAGAATTATCTGCTGGGGACATCTCCTCCCGAGATGATGGATAAGATGCTGCAATGGTCTGCGTCCTTCACTCCGCCAGGATCCGTGGTTACTCAGAAGTGAGGTGAGTCATGGCTGGCACTCCTGAAACTGTAGTTCTCGATCCAGCGAAATTCCAGCTCGAGCAAGCGAACGCCGCTGCCATCCGCGGACGTATGTTACAAGAGACAGTCAGCGGAATCGGCAAGAGCATCATGGAAGGCGTCACTCAATACCAAGATATCAAAGATAAGGAGAACAAGCGACAACTGGCCGCCATTACAACCGCTGGTGCTCTCTCGGGTGGAATGGACAAGCTGCCGCAGGACACACTCAACCGGCTACCTGGCATCCTAGGTTTCGACCTGCCGCGTAACGAGAAAGGCGATGTGGTTGTTACCCCGGATATCCAAACCGTGGTACAGAGGTACGCTATTCAGGAGATGCAGAGGGATCCGTCTCTAGCTTCGGTGGCCGCTGGTTTCCAGAAACCTAGAGCTGATCCTTCTGAAATCGGAGCTCAGTTCACTCTCGAGAATATGCGGGAGGCTGCTGATCGCGAAAGGACCGATAAGCAGATAGCCCAGAATAGGGAGGATAACGCGACCAGAATCAAAGTCGCTGAGATGGAGCGCCAGACCCGTCTTGAGGAAAAGAAGATGGAGACTGGCAAGACGAAGCCCGAGGATCAACTATCGCCGTATGTGCTGGATCCACAGAGCAACAATATCATGACGGAACAGCAATGGTACACCGCACATCCTGGCCAGCAGATTCCGCCGAAGATGACGTACCGGGATGTGAGCACACATACCGCGGTACAAACTGGTAACGCTAACGCCCAAGCAAAGAGCTCTGCGGCGTTAGCTAACCAGGCTCGAGCTGCCAAACTTAACTACGACTTGCAGCGGGCCATGACAGATCCGACTCCGGAGATGCAAGCGAAGGTCAAACTACTGACCGACATGGCCAAATTGTCTCTGGGTACCGGCAAGGACGCAGACTTTATCAAGCCCATCTTCGAGAACGAGATGAAAGATTGGATGCGGAAGAATGGATGGGGCGAGGATGATATCAAATCTGCTCTTGAGATGGCTGGCCCGGGTGGTCTCGCCGGCATGTGGAACTCTATGTGGGACTACTTCAAAGGCCAGACCGCTGTTGCTTCGCCGCCTCTAGCCAAGGACCCGCGGGCCGGTGAGGATCCGAATCTTCAGGGCAAACCGGCTGGTGGCACGGTACTCAAGGGTAATGATGCTAAGAAGTTCCTGGGGATCCCGTAATGGCTATCATTGAATTTCCGAACGGCGTTCAGGTCGATGTTGGGGATAATCCCAGCGACGAAGTTAAGCAGGCCGTTGCCCGTAAATTCAAGGAACTTGAACACGCTACTAGCACTCCCACGACGAGTGCGCCTCCAGTAAGCGTATCGGAAACACCCACTAGCGATACTCCTCCTCCGAAGGAGGGTGCTGGATGGACACCCACGATAGTTCGTACTATCGGTCCACCTGCCGTTGGATTGACTGCTGCCGCGGGCGTAAGTCTGCTGGGTGCTCCGGAATTAGCTCCTATAGCGTATAAGGTTGGATCTGGAGTCGGCGGCGCGCTTAGTGATATCGAAGCTCAGCGAGAGGAAATCGCGGGCGGAGATCGGCCGTCATACAATCCTACTCGTACTTTGGCCGAGGGTGCCACGAACACCTTGTTCGCTTCTGTACCCGGTGGTAATTCGTTCCTGCCAAGATTTCTGATCACAGGCGGCCTGGGAGCTGTAAGCAACACGGCTATCAGTATCTCTGAGGGCAATGGAATCCCAAGTGGCGGCCAGCAGGCCCTGTCGTTTCTCTCGGCTGGTTCGCTAACAATCTTGCCGCACCTGTGGGAAGTTCGCCGGACAGCCATCCGCGAGATAGCAGGCACTGGTGAACTTGCTGACAAGGTTGAGACTGTCATTGGACCTAAGGCCCCTAAGATGGGGCCGGACGGTGAGCCAACTGAGATCCCGAAGAGCGTTATACTCGATCAACATGGGAAACCGATTGACGAGGACTTCGTACCCAGCAGCGCCCGGCGTGTTACTATAGGTCCAGGAGAAGCGAAGCAACAAGCCCTCGATCAGTGGATGATGCAGCGTCGGCCCTCCATGTTCTTCGATGTTCCGGAGGTATCTAATCCTCCTCACGTGAACGAAATCCCGGAGGGTATGAATATCTTCGAAGAAGATGGAGGGATGCAAGCCCTCAAAGAATTAGCCGGCATACATGATATGCCAGAGGAGAGACAAACTTTCGGTAAGCCATCTGACTTTACGATGGGTTATACTAGGTGGCGAGGTCGCACCAAAGACTTCATGGCCGCGTTGCAGCGAGATACCGGCTATCCTGTCTTCGAGGATTACGACAATCTATCACGACTCAATAAGAAATGGCAGGTAGAAAAGAACGCCCTAGTAGATGACGCAATCAAGGCGTTTAGGGGTGTTAATAACGACGGACAACTTCAGATAGCACAGGCTCTCATGGATCCTAGCGGCAACATGGTCGACGCGTTGCCAAAGAGCTTGCGTGCCAAGGCTCAAGCTATCAAGGGTATATCCGATAAAGCACTCGAGCCGCTTGGGATGACTGCAGATCAATTCTGGGGAGATTTCCTACCCAGAATGAATCGCGGTGAGATGGACGCACTGGCGGAACAGTATCCCAAGATGGTCGACTTGGTAGGCGCATCCAAAGTCAAAACTAATAACCCGAACCCAGCGCACCTTCTCGGGGACGTAATCAATCAGGGTACTTTCGAAGGTAATTTAGGGGAGTATGTCCGCGGTTTGACTAGCAAGTATTCGGGCAACATGGACATACCTGTTGAGGTTCGACAGGCTATGGGTCGTACTATAAACGCTTTGGATGGTACGAAGGATAGTGTCACTAGAGATCTAGGCAAAGTTTTTTCATCCGCATTCGCCAAGTTCGGTCTAAAGGTAGACGGTTACGATATGGCGAATCGGATGGTAACACTTCCGTATTCAGCCCTACTTGGTGCCCGACCCGGGCCGGTCATCCGCAACGCGATGCAGACGATTCAGACCACTATTCCTATGCTCGGTCCTCGGTGGACCGCGCAAGGTTTCAAGCAGGTACTAACGCAGGATGGCCGCAAGTTAGTTGAACAGTCGGGTGTGGCCGCCGACATGCTGATGCAGAAACTTCGTATCCTAGGTGAAGGTCGCGCTAGTCAGATGTTGGACCGGGGCCTCAATGCGTCGATGGCTCCATTCGAATCTGTGGAGGGACTGAACCGCGGGATACCGTATTTGGGCCAGCGGGCCAAGACTCTATGGGCTGCCGAGATCGCAGGGGGCGATGTAGCGAAGTTTATTACCAAGAGCGGAATTAGCCGGTTCCTGCCGGAAGAGGTTAACGTACTCGCTGGGATGTACAAGCAGGGCAGGATCGCCGAGGTCGCCGACAGGGCGGGCCAGATTCTCACAGATGATACGCAGTTCATGTATAGCAACATGGAGAAACCCGAGTTCCTACGTGGCTCAACTGGTCGATACCTTGGTGGATTTGGGAACTGGGCGTTGCAGTACGGAACGTATCTAGGTAAGATGCTCCAGGGAGGCGCTGGCCCGCAATCCGATTGGAGCAGAGCCGTCACTCTAGGTAGGTTCTTCGCAACTAATGCTGCGCTGGTCAGTACGTTCTACGGTATAGGTAAGTATTTCGGCGACAGGAATGCCCTCATGGACACCCTTGGTTGGACGTTCGTAGCACCGGCTATCTATACCGGTTCGCCAGTCTACGATGTTCTGAAGAAAGGTGCGGAGGCAACGTTCAGCACAATGCGTGGTGAGAATGTGTTGGGGACGCAGAAAGGTTGGGCTACAGCAGCGCAGAAGAGTTTCTTCCGGGAAGCTGCCACTATGTTTATCCCCGGCGCATCGCCGGTCCTCGAGTGGATGAAGGCACGCGAGGAGCCGACGACACGCGAGGCCGCAGGTCGGTGGTTAGGATTCAAGCACGGGCCGGTACCTAAGTCGAAAACCTTTGGGGAGTTCAAGACGAATGTCAAACCTTTCGGACAGTTTGGACGTTTCTAATAAACTCGGAAATCGGTCGGCGCTATTGCGTCGCTGCGAATGTGGGGCACTCCTTCATAAGTTCTCCTTCGAGGAGAGCGTTACCTGCCAGGGGTGCGGGGGTGAGTGGACAGCAGTCGAGCTGGCTCGCGTAGCGCCGATCACTTGACCCATCCGCTCCTGAAGTTTTCTGGGCGGATATAAATAGTTAATGGCTTCTCCATGCCGCCCTGTATAGTGGCAGCGACGATTGCCATTGAAAGATTAAGGCGTACTATGGCGCCTTCGGTATGCGGTAGGGGGATCATATCCATCGAGCCGATGTTGACGCACTTGTACCGGATCCTATTGGTGCCGGTCCAGGTCCGATTGAGCAGCGCTACCTCCTCTGCCGGAACAACGTGAACCATACGCTTCTTGTAGCCAACCAGATCAGTGATCTCCTTGATTAGAGGCTTAGTACGCTGTACTTGGATCGAGCGGTTCAAGGCGCTAGTTTCCCTAATACCATACTGTGGTTCACCTTCGGCGTCATAGCCTAACATGGTGAAATCAATCTTAGCCATGGTATCCAACTCCTACGAGTTTTCAGGATGTGAAATGCCAAGAAATTTATTCCCTAAAGCCGCGGCCGACCCAGACGTAGACAGTGTAGTTCTCCTTGTCTCGCACCACCATGCCAGCCTGGATCAATGTGTCGATGACCCCACGGAACTCTTGGGCGTTGGCGTACTGTGCTACCTTGCGGAGCAGATCGCTATGCGGCATCCGCGAATGGTGCGAGAGTATGCGGCTAACCATATCCATGACTCCGCGGCTGGCATTATTCGAACCGACACCATCAAGGGCGCCGGGCAGATTCTTCTCGAGGCTCTCCACGAGATCTATGGCAGCGTCGATGTGCTGGTCGAGTACGATCCGATCGCCACTCATCTCGGCAGCACACAGACTCATTGAAAGGCGCAGCGCATGATCATGTTTTCTACCGACGAAGCCGTCCATCCGCTTATCCTCGGGCGGCGTGATAGATTCGTACCACTTATCGTAGATTTTCCTGGCAGCGGGATCGAGAGTAAATTCACCGCCATGCATCATGATGTAACTAGCACCGCGCCTCAAACCCTCGAGGTTTGCTATGTCTTCAGGGGTGAGAGTTTGGAAATCTCGGCGAGGCTTCTCAGTGTCGGCCTGGTAGACCAGGAGGATACGACTCATAAAGCCGCCGCCGAACGACGTATCCGGGAGCACTTTGTCGAGGGTTTCCGGAGTAGTGGCAGCGAGGACGACCACGTAGATATCTCGCATGGTGAGCTTACCATGCTTGAACGTGTCCCACGTGAACGTCGGCGGGGCATCAAAGAACTTGGTAAGAGTATCAATGAGCTTATCACCTTGCTGATCTCTAGTGAGGAAGACCGCGAGCTCATCCGCCTTGACAAGCGTCGTTTGCTGTTCTGCATTTGCTGGTATTACGTGACTGTGGACGAACTTCTCGGACGAAGTTTTTCCATCGACAATGCGGATGTCTGTTACATCGCGCAGTGTACCATTAGCGATGTTGATGCTAGTTGACTTTCTGCATCGTGCCGAACCCGCCACAAGGACGGTAAATAGATTCGGATAAAGGCGATAGTATCCTTTCTCCAGATAGGACTTACGACCTAGTAAGGCCGATATAATAGTCAGACCGCTCCAGAGATGAAACATCGCCGGGGATTCGTGTTGGTGAGTGAATTCCATGTACTGGGTCAACCAACTCATCCGCAGCAATCTCCACGGGTTTCATATCTCGCCAGTTTGGCCCTGCCTTTATGTCTACGGGGATCAAGAATGTACGACCGTTGAGGGTAAGTGGAACGTCAAACGCCGCCTGAAGCGCCGCGTAGCAGTCCCGCTCCCGTTCCAATGGGTACTCGATCCCGACGAAATCGTGGACCTGGAGGACCATCCTCCACCCCCACGTATCCAACCGGCGAAATGCCAGGTTTGTGATTCCTACCACACTGCTCTGTGGCCTATACGAATATCCGATTCGGAACAGAGCATCATCCATTCGGCCCATGAAGAACCGACGCCTACCGAGGGCGTCGTACAATGTCCGCTTAGTTCGTATTTCCTCACGCAACCGCGCTTGCCACCTGCCACGGACGGCGGGGAATCTCTCGTGGTAGCCCTCGAGGAAATACGTAGCTTTACGCTTTGGCTGATGGATACCCCGAACACTGATGTCCTCGATGTCTATACCTTTGAGTCGGAGGACAGTGATGAGTTTGTCGGGTCCCATCCCATAGTTGCTAGCATGGCAAACTTGCTTGAAGCAATCGCGATAGAGCTTGGCCGTTTCTTTGGCCTGCTCTGCAAACTTTAAACCTAGAACGTGCTCGCCTAGATCCACATACAGATCAAATCCTTGAGTCTCGAAAGCATGGATCAACCCAGCGTCCGCCGAGTCGTAGCCAACAAACATCGCCTCGGCACGGCGGAGATCTGCTCCCATCAGACCGCAACCCGCACTAGCGCGGAAGACGTTCCGGAAGTGCACTGGCACATTCTGGAGTTGGGGGCCGAGTCGGCCATCCAGATCTTTGGGCGCACGACTGGATAGCCGGCCCGAATCCGTACCATGGATCAGGTAAGCTGCCCTATAGCGACCATCTTGCGATGTTTCCAATTGCATGAAGCCGGAGAGCAGAGTACGTCGCTCCCGTATATCCAAGATGAGCTTGAACAGGTCTGCATAGGGCGATCCGTAGGCCAGGGTGCGAAGTGTATCTTCGTCCGTCGCTGGTGCACCGCCCTTCTTAGTGCGCTTCTTGATTGGCAGATGCAACTTATCGTGGAGCAGATACCTAAGATGAACGGTAGATCGCACGTTGCAATCAAAACCGACGGCACGCTTGAGTCGTCCTTGGAGGACCTTATTCTCGAGCTCGAGCCTTTGTTTCCTGTCCTTGAGAGCGTCGGAGTCGATCTCAAGGCCGTTGCCCTGCATACGCCACACCGGGTCAATCATCTGATTCGTGTGGGTATGATAGTAGTCGGCTTGCCCGAACTCTTTGAGCTCTTGTCGGAGGCCCACAGCAGACTCGATCGTTACAGCGACATCCTTGCAGTTGTAGATCCAGTGTTCGGTCCACGCATGTGGCGCATCTTCGCCGAGGTGCCCCTCATGTTTGTAATACGGCTCCTCCGTGTAGCAGCTAGAAATGAATCCTAGATCATGACCGCCGGAGAAGTTATCCTTGCCCTCATCTGTCTTCAACTTCATGCCGGCCTCTGGCCACAACAAATGATGGGCCAGCATTGTGTCGAAAACTATGCGGATGTTCCTAAAGCCGAACTTGGTCAATACCCACTTGTCGAATCCAACGTTCTGACCTACGATGCCGCAGCGGTCAAACATCTTCTGCAGTTCCCTCACGACTACTACCCGCTCGCTAACGTTCATGCTACCGCGGGTGAATGGGATGCAGATGATGTCGCGGCTGCTTCGCATATCTCCAACACCGACGCACCAGATGTGATGATTCAACCTGCTGCATTCGATGTCCACGCACGCCTCGTCACCTATGGTGCGCAGAAAATCTACGCATTGGTCTAACGGGGGATCTATTATGAAATTCCTCGTTGGCCTGCGGATCTCAGGGAACGCCGCCTGCGCGACGGCCCTGCGGAGATCAGCGTCTAGAATGTATCGGCGCTCGTACGTTCGTAGAATGTTGGCTGGATGCCACGCGGCTACAACTTTGCGGCCGGGCAACAGCGTAGATTCGATGATAGATCCTCTCCAACTATCTATCCCGCGGAGGCCGCACACAGCTTGCAGGGCCTCATTACCTAACGCAAGGATCACGTTGGCAGGATACTTTTCCAGTTCAGCTTTAAGGCGGGGCAATGCATCTCGAATTTCTACTGGTGTAGGCAAGGCTCGTTCAGGATCAAACGTCAGGACCGCGTTTGTTACGAGGCATTGAGTACGCGAAACTCCGTGGTGGCTCAATAACTTCCAGAGTTCCGAGCCCGAGCCGCCGACGAAAGGATGCCCGAGCCTGGCTTCCTCCTTGCCAGGCCGGGCACCAACTATCGCCAGCTTTGCTTGCCCCAGAGGGGGATCAGGCGGAACTACTATCATCCACCGCCTCCGGCGGGGCAGTGCCCTGCTCGATAGTTCCGATCGTCAGGGCTAGCCGGTCCACGATCCGCTGGTAGTATACATCTTCGAGCTCCATCCCATAGATCTTGCAACCTACTTCGAGAGCCGCCACCAGCGTTGAGCCGGAGCCGGCGTATGGATCCATAACCACCTCTCCTTTCACGCATGATGCTTGGATTATTTGCCGGAGTAGCATCGTTGGTTTCTCAGTTGGATGTGTCTTCTGACCCGGCGGAACAGTGTTCGTGATGATGTAATTGTGACCCTGCGGCTTGACCAAGTGACGGCCACGGTTGACAAAGAAGAAAGGCTCGTAACTGTAAACCCACCGCTCATTTGGATCACCGATACCCGATGTGTTCTTGATCCACACAATCGGTGTCGATTCCACAGCATCCTCTCCAAAATGACGTATGAGAATCTCATGGATCTCATCGTACCAATTGTGGTGAAAGAAGATGTAAGCATGGCCGTTGAGCTTTAGTACCCGTGCACATTGCTCCATCACCTTGTCGAACTTATCGAGGACCTTATGTGGATCGTCGTCGTACATCCCGCCCTCGTGCTCCGCGAGGCGACGGCCAGACGTTATCTGGCCCTCCCCCTTGAACATCGACAGAGCATATGGAGGATCGGTGACGATACAGTCGATGATGGCGGGATCCATGTGGCGGATTACGAACTCAGCATCACCGCGATACATCAGCCCATACCCCTTGAAGCCAGCCTTTTTCACGAGGGGCTCTACTGGCGCAGACGGATGGACAGGTGGCGGAGTTACCGTCTTCACACCAGCCGGCGGGACGATGTTGTCCAGGGTCGCGGACTCTTCCTCCTCCGCCGAGTGTCCGATCTCGGCATTGCGGCGGCGGGCTTGTTCCTCTCTGATTTGATGGCTGACCATGCGGCGCCATTGCTTAAACGCTGCGCTCTTCGTCTTCTCGAAAGCGAGTTTGGGAAACTGGCGCAGTCCCTTGGCGAGCTGAAGATCTTGGCTAATGGAACCGGCGCTGCGTTCGAACTGTTCCACCGCGTCTTTGACTCCGAAACCTTCGCTGCCATCCGTGCCGGGGGTCCGGGTGCCGTACCGTTCAATCTTCAGGTTGTACAGCTTCTCGAGCGCGAGAACTTCTTCGGGCCAGGTGAATTCTTTGCGCCGCAGATTCTCTTCGAGCTCGACCTCCTTTCTACCGATCTCGTCCAGATCCGCCATGTACGTCGCTTCTATCTCGGGCCAGCCCAGCATCATGGCTGCCTTGAGCCGGCGCTCTCCCGCGACGAGATCACCATCACCATCGAGGATGATGGGCTGTAGCTGACCCAGCCGGCTCATAGAGCTAGCTAGATTATCTAGATCACCGTAATCAACTCGGGCACGAGGTCCGACGGTGATCTTGGATATCTCTACCTTCGGCATTCGTCACCTCCACTTACGAGCTAAATATACTCCGAGTAGATAGCAGAAAAATATCCACAGAGAGGTAAGTATGATCTCAGTCATAGTGAAGGGGAGCCTCGCCATGCTCCCGCGTCCATCTGATTAGCCCACTACGGTTCACTTCACAGGGAAGTCTCACTGTCTCACAACAGCTCTTCCCTCCATTACTACGTAAGCACGATGGATTTCCGGCTGGCCAAGCCGGCTACTTCTTACCGGATTCGAACATGAGACCTGCGATTGCCAGCAATGAGCTAGCAATGGACGCTAGATACGCAAGCTGAACTTCCTCAGGCGTCTCCAGCTCAGGCTCGCAGAGAACCCGGTTGATACCTTGAGCCGCGTTGGTGATAAGTTGATCGATGTCGGATCTTGTCATTTCGCGACGGCCTTGTACGGTCCCTCGCAGCGGTTCTGCTTCTCACCGTTGTACTCCTCGATGGTGAGCACTCCGCCGAACTCACAGCCGTGCAGGTCCGTGGTGTCGAAGCCCTCGGGATTGAACTCGGAGCCCATGCACGCCTTATAGAGGTTCTTGAGATTCCAGAGTGCCTGCGGCTTGAGGGAATTCTGCAGCCACACGGGCCTCTTGTTCTCGGAGTCGATCACCTCCAGCCGCCAGGCGATGTACTGCGAGTCCTTGGCCTTTGTCTCGCGGAGATCGGAGCCGACGATCCTGAGGTTCGTCCTGCCTTCAGGGTGAATGTCGCCACTCTGATCCTCCACGTCGTTCAGGTTCACGTTGATGAACGCCACTTGGACCTTCCTTTCGAGGAGCCGTTGTAGGGCCACCATTAGCCCGTTCATACGTTCCTCCATGCCGGCATCGCCGGCGGTTAAACTTTCTGGATCACCTTTTCGAGGTCTTCCTCAACAGCAAAACCGCGAGTAGTACGGGCAATATACCTTCTGGAAGCGGTAGTAAGAACCCGATACTTGCCAGCGCTATTGCGACCTTCGAAATAATAGACCTCATTGAAGTCCTTGGGAAGCTTCTCGCCTGACTGGCCAGGTATCGACGGAATGGTGCGAACCTCCTTGGTCAACTCATCTTCCCTTGTGATCGTGTGAGCAATCATGATCCTCTTGCCGGGCAACGACAGGAAACCGGCCCTGAACTCCTCCACGCAGCTAGCGAACACACCCCACAATTGCTGGGTGAATGAGCTAACCAGATGGTGATGGCAAATCAGTCGCATTAGATGCTCTACGGTGGTGGTCATGGTGTCGAGGATGTATAGCTGATGTAGTGGATTCGGGCTGGCGATGGTTTGGTTGATCGCATCCACGAGCTCGAGATAACCGCGCGGATCAGGTGGAATGAATCCCTGAGTGCCAGGTATCGCTTTACCTTTCTCGTCCTTCCGCTCCACGCGAACCACGTTGATCGTGTTCGTGCCCGACAGGGTGGCGGTTGGGCACCAGACATCGACACGGGAGACCAACGCGGCGTCAAGGTTCGTCATGCTCGAGAGCTTGCGATCCATGTCGAACACGAGCGCTCGACCCTCGATGTTACGCAGGGCCTCGATCGCCGCGGTGGTCTTGCCCGAACCGGGGGGACCATAGAACAAGTACGCCGCCTGTACATCTGACAATACAAGCGGCGCATACTCGAATGATCTAGCTTGCAACTCCTTCATTTCGGCTCCTTGCCTATGTTAGTTGGATCCCACGGCTCAACCTTGAACTGTGCTTCGATGATCCCAGCGCGAGCGTTGGCCGCCACTGTGCAGAGATCCCAGTACTCACACTGGCGGTTGTAATCGAAGCATCCCTTGGGGTTCTGTGGCCACCACTGATTCTGCCGGTAACTGCGAATCTCCATTACGGCTGCCCGGATAGTAGTGTACCACTCGTCGAAGTCCGCCTGGTTGCGCGTCGTTATGCGACGCACGAAGTGCTTGTCCGGCTCGACGGGCTTCGCGCCCCGCGGGACGACCAACGTATTGACGATCGCTTTGGTCACGGGCTCTCCGACCGTGTTACTGGCGGCCAGCATATAGCCCGTCAGCTGAGTGTGGATCCTGAAGCCGCGATGATAGTTATCGCTGACCTGGCCGGCAGTCTTGTGATCGGTTATGTGCCAATCGGGCCAGGTAACCAGCAGGTCGATCTTGCCTACGAAATAGTAATCGTCGATCGGGAAGATGGCCGGCTGCTCGATCGCGTGAACCTTGAATGGTTCATCGCGATAGTGCTCGAGATACTTAGCCAAGAGGCGTAGGCCAGTAACCTGCATGCGCCTCTCAGTCTCGAGGTTTGAGGGGAAGCCGCGTAGGAACGCGGCAAATAGAGCACGGGTTTTGCCCTCCCGACAGAATGGACAATCTTCATCCATTGGGTTGCGATGAGGGCAGTCCACCATCTCCCAGCCCACGCCCTTATAGTGCAGCTCGAGAGCTGAGTGGATCGCGCTACCAAATGTTAGCGCGTCGTTGTTGGATCCGCCATCGGCGGGGACCAGATGTAGCTCGTGCCGGTAGTAATACCTTCGTGGACACGTTAAGAATAGGTCGATGCGCGAGGCATCATACCATTCGGCATCGCCTATTAAGTCCCGAAGATTCTTCGGAACGCTCATGATTGGATCGCTCATGCTTGGCGCCGAGCCTCTACCTCCTGGTTAAAGTCCTCCAGGCAGTCCGAACAAATAGGACCGAGTGGAGTACGGACGATGATGAGAGCCTCCGTGTTGCAAACCTCACAGACGGAGGCGTTCTTACCCGACAGGATACCGTGCAGCTCGCGGGCGAACCACTCAACATCACCGATCGGAAGCTCCACGTGACCCTGCCAGTTCAGTTGGAGGATCAGGTTCACTAGAGCCTTTGTCGATAGTACCTTCATCGGCTTCCTCTGTTATTACGCCGAGGATGTCCTCCTGACGAACGATAGTCATCTCCTCTTCGTTCAACTTAATGTCAGCTCCGGCGTACTTTCCGAACAGAACCTTGTCGCCTACGTCGAACGTCTCATGACAGTCGGGTCCTATAGCGACAACTATCCCGGTTGTGGGCCTCGTCTTGCCGATATCCGGAATGATAATCAGCCCCGAGGCCGTTCGCTTTTCGCCGCCTTCAGTATCGGGTCGGATGAGAACCCGATCGGCGCACGGATGGAACTCAGTCGGCATAGGTTTGAATTCTCCTAGGATCCGCGCACAACGCCGGTCGTTGTCGCGGAGCCATGCCTCGCGCCACTCTCGGTATAAGCGTTGGCGAATTGTCTTCTCGACGTTATAGGTATCCATCTGCCTTTGGCAGATGATACAATTCTCGTCGAACAGCTCGCCTTGTTCGTGAACGCTCATTACTCTATTCCGAGTGCGTCCTTCCACGAAGCTCGTGACTTCTTGGCCTTCACTTCACGGACGGGTTTCGGAGCCTTCGGTATCGGCGATGGGGCAACTTGGATGGAGTCAAGCATCTCGAGTTCAGCTTGTAACTCCTCGTCAGTCATCTCAGTGATGGACTTGGTTGACATGCTTCACCTCCCCGGGTAGGGGGCCCCGAAGGGCCCCCTTGCCGCGGGTGCGGACGGGCTCGTCAGAGCCCCAACTCCTCCAGGTACTTGGCACGGACGCGAGGAGCGGCCTCGCCGGACTCGGCCTGCAGCTCGCTGCGGGCCTCCGCCTGGAGCGAGATCACCAGCGACTGGATGAACCGCTTGAACACCTCCTTGTCGCCGTAGATGGCGATCGCATCGACGAGGCGATACGGGAGGGGGCGCTCGATGGTGGTCTCCTTCTTCTCTCCGTTGACCTTGGTGGAAACCTCGATCGGGCAGGTGCGAACCTCCGCCTTGTCCTTCTCCGGAATCTCGAGTGTGGGCATTGCTGAACCTTTCATTGTTGGACGCGGTGCATACCCCGCGCGTGTTGCCTTACACCTGTATGCAGGTTCTACGAGTTTTCAGGATGTGAAAAGCTAAGGTCAGGACGAAGTACGCTCTTTGATATCCAGCGCCAGCGTTTCCAACCTCTCACCAAGAGCGGCGAGACGATCATTCTTTTCGGGCTCTCGCTCGCCCTCGATCTCTTTTGAAAGGATTTCCTCAACGATGTCTACCACCTTGGCAAGTATCTCCAGCATCGCCCTTCCTTTCAGCAACTCAGCTACGGTGATCAATTTGACCAACCGTTGATACATGAGGCTACGGTGCCACCTGTTGTGCTCAGCTACACTTATGATTGTAAGGTTCGTGAAGTCGTTGTTACTGTGGTTCCCGTCGATATGATGAATCACATCGATTCGGCGTAGCTGTCGTCCGATGAGTTCTTGGATCTTCCTCCTAAGAATCATGTCAACTCGTCCGCCCATTGCGATCCAATCCTCCTCCATGGCACTTGCAATTGCGGGGCCAATCAATACTGAATATTGAATTGAGGATAGGGGACCATTGCCCGTAGCGACAAGAAGCCGCTTTATAATCGTGGAACCTCCACCTGGGGGTTGAGGTCCCCTAATCCTCTGATGGCTTCGTGATGCCAGTATAGATGACACCTTTGCACATACCGCAAGAGTATTTAAGCTTCCAAATCATCTCCTTTCTGTATGGCCCGGCTTTGATCCAGGCCATATTGCGTTCTACCTCCTCGCATTCGGGTGAGTCCACCTCGAATGTGTGCGTCCCGAACGGACGTTTGCCAGAATGGGTTGCGGTTAAGATTACCTTTTGAAGGATGTTTGGTCCCATACCCTATGCAGCCCCTCCTACATCTACAACTACTTGACTAGTTTCCTAGCCCTTCCTTTCCCCTCAATCCTGACGATTCCCATCTTGATGAGTTCTGGGACTACGTTGACGTTGACCCAGCCCTTGTGTAAGTTCAGGTGCTTGGCCAGGTCAGATGCGGTGAACTTGTCGTGCTCCTTGACGAACTGTTCTACGTCAGTTAGGTTCCATGTGAACCTCGTCCGGCCCCTTAACTTGGATGGGCCGAGCTTGCGTTTCGGTTTGCTCTTTTCCTCCGCGGGGTGATGACTCCACTTGAAGTTCCTCACCGTCTGCGTTGCGTGCTTCCCGCAGAAGTCACGTTGAATACCACCTTCGATGTCTCGCACGTCCGCCAGCACCATAGTAACGGTTGCCGGGTTGTGCACTCTGCAATGGTCGCAGATCAGAACTGTCGCTCTTGCCACTGGTTCTGGTCTCCTCTAGTATAACGGCGCGAGCGCCGGCTTGATCGTGACCAGCAAGGAACCGCCTGTAGCCGGGCTCCAGATGATACGATCGTGAAAGTTGTACCCCGTTCATCTTCCACCTGTCAGTGCGTACAGCACCGCAGCGGAGACACTCGAGGGTGATCTTCCGTGCGTCCTTCGCCACGATCAGCGTGGGACCGCGGACCCGCCAGGCGTGATTATTCAACGCCCTGCAGAGAACTAACTGTCTCAATTCGTCGCCTCGCTTTCTTCCTCTCCTTGAGGAACTTCGGATAGCATCGCCTCCGGTGGAATATCTGACCCTTTCTTAGGCCGGTGCTTTCTTTGTGCTTCAAGACTGGCAGTCCACAATATCCGCAGAACTGCCATCTACCTGGCATCTTCATTTACGTCTCCACTGTGCCATCTCTATACCGATGGCTACGGCCTCCTCTAGGTTGAATGTTTTGAAGGATGGTTCTCGCTTCCCTAGGTACTTCACAGTGTACTCGCCGTCCGGCGATACTGTGATCACCATGCCTTGCGCTCTCAATATAGTTTCTGCCTCCTTCTCTGTCATGACATCCCCATTTCTCTCCTCATGCGGTCCATAGCTTCGAACAATTTCTTCTCGAGAGCTTTCTGAAAGAGATATGTTTCGTAGTCCTTGTCTACTGCTCTTATCGCATCTTCTGGTCCGTACGTTTCTACGATGGACACCGAAAAGACCATAGTTAACGTAGCAAGCTCGTTGGGCTGCAGATCTATTGTCACTTCAACCAACCTTTCTGCATGGCAATCCATGCGGTGAAGACCACTTGTCCTACGTCGCCCTCGATTGAGGTCGTTGTGATCTCGGAGTCGTGGTGCATTTGTGAGAAGGGCAACCACTGGGGCATGCTGACGTTAGGGATCTTGAGCTTGATCGCCTTCTCGGACTTGGTCATGACGGTTACGTCGTCGAGCATCCAGTACTTCGAATCGTGCGGCCAGGGTTGGATCGGCACAGCACCTGATGGTTCTCCGCCGACCTTGGACCAGAACTGTGAGCGAGTGCGCTTGCCCGGTGCTTCCTCGCGTTCTCGCGCGGCTCGAGCCTGGCGTTCTTGCTCGGCTTGCCGGTGACGAGCTTGTTCGGCTCGCATCTTCTGTGCCCAGTACTCGCGATCTGTAAAGCGACTCGAGTATTCGGCGCTCCCGGCGCTGAGAAATTTTTCCAAATGCGCTTTCGTAGCGTTGAGTACCAACATCTCTTCATGACTTCCGCCTAGATCCGGGTGGTATTTCTTGGTTAGGCGGATAAAGCCCGTCTTTATGATTTCCAGGGCCACCTCCTTGTTCCACTTTACGTCTGCCACGTCGCCTCCTTGGTTTGTTAGGTTCCAGCAAGAGTTTGCGCCGGCGTTTGATTTCTAAGCCGCGCTGACGGGACAATCGGTACCTGGTTGGTGCCACTTGCCACAGCCCTTGTGTACCGCTCGGCCGGATAGGCACGAGGTGTGCGAGTAGATCGGCCGCCCGGTCCTATTACGCATTAGAAGCTGACGCTTGTACTTCCAATTGTGGCAAGAAGGGCAGATGTCGAACACTTTGGCCCAACCCATCTGCTTGTGGCCAGTTATCTCGCTGTCGGGACCTTCCCAGCCGCAGAGCTGACACGTTGAGCGGTACTCCCACCAGTCACCACTGGGGTGCCGCATCGTCTTTCCCTTTGCACCAGTTCCAGCCGCAGTGTGGACAAGGAACGTCGTCGATGTCGTCGCCCGGCCATGCAAGCTCCATGCAACGAGGGCATTTGCCGGCCTCCGAGCACTCGCAGATATCGAAATCGGGCGGCGTCTCCCGATTGCCAGGGTGATGGAAACCGCCGGCACCCTCGCAGGTCTGGCAGTGGTTCGGCCAGCGTTCGCGCCATGCTTTGTTTTCCACGGCGATCTCGGCGCAGTAATCTTCGAACGCCTGGAACGTTTCGTCTTCGTTGTTCTTGCTCATTTAGACTCCCTATGATGAACGTTGATGTCCAGGCCGCTAGGTGTATGTAACGTCTGGGTTGTCGGATTCCAGCGCATGACGAACACGTTGTACTGACGAATGACGCTGGCGCACACTTCGCAGTGGAATTTTGGTGGCGTTTGATGCCTGTGTCGTTGACCCCACGAGGGCTTCCGTTGCTTGAGTTTCACGGTTTCTCCACACTGAGGATTTCATCGACGATGCTGATGGCTCCGTCGATGTCGAGATCGGTGATGGCGGAGAGCTTGGTGCCCTTCTCACCCTCCTGAACCTTCTCGCTCAGATTGTCGTACTGCTCCTGGAACTCGTCCTGCATCTCCTTGAGTGTTGCGAGCGCTGATGCTGCGGCGTTCGCCTCTGCCAGCCACTCTTTCCAGTTAGGCATCTTTGTCCTCCCGCATCGGGTTGAGTCCCTTGAACATGAGGCACTGTAGGCAGATATCGGCGTACTGATCCGGCTTCGCGAGTTCCTCGCGGTGGCCGGGCAGGGCGTGAACTTCAATGGTCGCTACGGCTGCCTGCCGTTTGAAGGGATCAGGATCCTTGCAGACGTCGCAAATTCTCATGCTAATTGTCTCCCTCGTTACGATTGTCGAAGATGATGGTGTCCTCAATATCATGTAGCGCGTTGGTGGTCTCCTCCTTCTGATGTTAGTCGTCTCCGAAGGTAAAGGTTGTGTTGCCATCTGGCTGGACGGTGATGTGGTTGCCGTGGCCGGTGTCAAAATCGGTTGCGTTTCCGTGCGGAGTCACGACGATCGTCGTGTCTGAGTCACCACGGAAGCCGAACGATGGACCTGCAGGGTCACCGAGAGTGATGTTATCGTGACCTCGAGGCGGGATGACAATTGCCGCCCCACCGCCCCACCCCACCCCGCTCAGCGACAACAGGGCGAGAGCTGCTAGACACACTTGTCGCATGGCGTCCTCGTGTACGCGAACGTGGCGCAGGTGTCGCGCGGATGTGTGTCATCTAGCGGGGTACAGTGCTTGATAGACCAGGCGATGCCTTCCGCTGCCTGGTGCTCGAGTTCGACCAGCGGACCCCACTGCGTGCCCATCACGCGGGACACAACGCCGGTGGTACCACCGCCTTGCGGTGTCTTCACTACTACAGTGCGACCGACCAGTGGATGTTCGTATTGTTCTGGATACGTTTCGCGGTGCGTCTTATTCATAATCATCCTCCCTGAAGTTGTGAACCAGTTTGGGTCGTACGCCAACCATCTCAACAACGACCTCGCCGTTCTCGCACCAGCTTACGGTTTCGGCGTTGGGTGAGCTGAGCACTAGGATTACCGCCTTGCCGCCGCATTTGTAGCACTTACCGTGCAGTAGTCTGGGCTCTTCGGCTTCTCCGTGTGCCTTCTTGATTGCTTCCTCTAGTTTACCCATACTGATCTCCTATTTGTGTTGACTGCATGGTAGATGTTCTGCGATGCTGGCGTCGTAGAGATCTCCCTCGGAGTTCTTCCAGCGCAGGATACACTGGCAGGTGAACATCGCGGTTCGATCGACGACGCCAAGATCGCGGAGATACGTGGTGGCCTGTATTAGGCAAAGATTAGGCAGCGGCTTCATCCTAGTTTGTCTCTCCTTCCTGTCCCGTCTTCGGGACCGCAGGGCCGGATGTCGGCGCCGCATTTAGGACAGACGCCGGTTGGAACGTAGGAGTCTTCGTCGGCATCCCACGTTGGGTCTTGGTGCGCCGGAGGCGCACCGCAGTAACCACAATCGTCCTCGTCGCACGAGGAGAACGGCATACCGTTAATGTCACGCCAGACATAGTATGGCATCAACTGTCCCCTTTCTGGTTGACGGAGGCATGGTGTCGCATGAGTATGAAGCCGATCTTGAGAAGCTGTTGGATCTTGTACTCGAGATCCTTCCCAGGAAACTCGTGTTCTAGAACCTCGAGATCTGCGTCCGTCAGCTCGAGTTCTGTTGACCTGTTGCCTAGCACAACTGTGACTTTCATCAGCGCTCCCTTCTGCGCTCGTAGGCGTCTTCTGCCTGGCCGGCGCAGTAGTCCCAGTACCAATCTTTGATCTTGTGCTGCAATTCGAAGTTCTCCTCGGCGGTGAAATCGACGATCGGGATCTCGTAATTCTGCGTGAGTTCGTTGTATTGGAAGATCGTGAACTCGAACACGGGACTGCAGAGTTCTGGCCGGCAATAGTATTCGTCGAGGGGGCCGAACATCTGCCAGATTGCTGTGACCTCGAGCATGTAGTCGTCGTCGCGGAACGTAATCTCACGTTCCATGTAGACGTTTTCTTGCCAGGGATGACCCCAGTCGATCATGATTTCTCCTGTTCTGCCGCTACGATGTGCCGCTCGCACTCAGCACAGCGGTGCGGACGTTCGCGTGACCAAGTGAGTTCGTAACGCCAGTCCGTAACTTTGTACTTGTCTGGACCGCTACCCGTAGGGTAGACGTTGACGGACCACGCGACTCCTTTGTCGTAAGCGATCGGGCCAACGGATCCGCAGTTTGGCGTTGTAGACTTGTGGAATGCTATCTTCATGCTACCTCCCTTGCAGTATCGCCCATATTCGGGCGAAGTTGGACGGGCGGCCTTTCAGCCGGTGTTCCCGATAGTATGCGCGGCGGATAGCGCGTGCGTCAGGGCCGATCTTGTAGATTTCCGGTGCAGACGGCGGCTGGTCGACAGGTACGAGCAACCTGCCGATTCGAACGTAGCGGCCGGGTTTCACTGAACTTGCTATCCAAGCTCGGTGTCTGCGAGTTTTCATGATGTGAAAAGTCTAGGACATGGCTTGCTTGGCATTCTCCACAACATCGACCTTGAATCCGAAGGACTTCATGCGGGCGGCTTGCTGGTCGCACCAAGTTGCCTGCTCAACGCCTTTTGGGGCGGCGAGGGCAACTACCCAGCCGTTGTGCTCGATCGTGTAGATGAGCTTGCCGGCGTAGCGCAGACATTCGAGCAATGAACCTATGTTGTTCCGCCCATACGGCGATGGTATGAAAAACTGGACGTAAAGTTGTCGGTTCCTCATTCGTTCACCTCCTTTCTAGATAAAATCCATCTAATGAAAGCGGGGAATCAGCCCCCATATATGGGAGCGTCGGACAAATATCCTACGGCCGTCAGACGGCCTACTCGAGCTCGTCGCGGTGCTTCAGTAGTTGTCTTAGGTTCGTGTGCTGCCGGCCCAGATGTAGGCGCAGCTTCTTGACCAACGGAGTTGGTACTGATCGGCCAGCGAGCAGGATGGACCATGAGAGCTCGGGAGTTAGGTCGATTTCTACCCAACTCTTAAGGCGTCTGCGGCTCGGTACGCTCATGTGAGACTGAAGGTTTTCTCCAGGTTTGTCGTCTCGTCTGCGGGACCATTCGTTGTCGCTACCTGCGAGGTGCTTGACTATGGCACGTCGGGCATCGTCGAGGTTCTGTTGATCCTTGGTATAAACGATGCCGTGCAGTGTTTGGGCTATCTGCCAGGCTTCCTCGAGCTGGTAGTTGCTTGGCTCTTTGATTTGTGAAAGGTCGTAGAGCCATCGGGCGAGCGTTGGTACGTGCAGGGTATCCTTCATCATCCACCTCCAAATGTAGTTTGAAACCAATGCTCAGGCCTGTCACTTTATACCCTTGAGTAGTTGGTCAATAGTTGTAGGACCTTCGGGCTCTGGTTCTGGTTTAGGTAGATCAGGCATGGAGGCTAAACGTTTCTTTGAATCCTCGGAGCTAGAGAGCTTGGAGAGTACGTTGTCAATAAGCTTGGCGCTTTCCTCGACTAGTCGGCGGCCCTGGTTCTCTGATGTTTCGCCACGTATCATGGCATTGAGTTCGGCTTGATACTTATCGCGAATCTCCTCGTCGGTCTTCGAGGATGGCGCTATTGTGCCGACCTTGGTGCGAGCGAAGTAGGTATACGGGATCGTATGTTCGGGGTTTACGCAGGCGAAACCTTCACAGAGCGTACCGATCTTGAGGCGTCGAGGAAAGCATGATGGATCTATGTTTAGGCTGCGAGCTAGGAATAGTTGGCGAGCCGGCGTTTGTAGTGGATATGGAGCTCCGATTGGCGTGTAATGATAAGGTGTGTAGATCATGCCGTCGCGGCCCTTGCGTCGATGGATGATTCCTTTCCAGCGCCAGCAGCCCTCGCGAGTCTTGGTGTAGTAGGACTCGAGGTCACCGAATAACGCGTGGGGAAACGACCGGGGTGACGTTATTGTGCCGAGGTAGTAATCCTCACCTTCAAGTATCTCGACAGCACGCCAGCCATCTTCGGATGAGTAGACCAGGATCATCTTGTGGCCCTCCTAAAAACTTTGGTTAGAGGCTTTGGTTAGGGATCTTCTAGGGGTATGGAAGCGAGTTCTAAACTAAAGTCATATATATATATCTTCTATATTCTAAGTATCCTCTAGTTTGGTCGGCGGGAGGTTCGAAACGCCCAATCGCAGCTTCCCCCGCGACTCGGATGCACCCGCAGAACATCCCTAACCACAGTTACTAGGTCCAGCATGTAAACCTGCCCAACCTCACTTGCAGAATTCGTGCCAATGCTAGAATTAGGTAGCTCATTCGCACATTTGCCCTCATTTAGCGTTCTAACACCCCGGCTTTCATGTAGTTAAGTTGTAGATTAAACTGTTCAACAAGCTGGGCACACCCCGGCCCCCCGCATGTTGGCAACAATTGCGGCAGGACCATCTTAGCTACCGCTCTCGGGGGCTTTTCAGCCCCCGAGACCGCTTGCATCTACCTCCAGTGAGATGCTATGATGATCGCGATTGCGATAGCTTGCAAGATCACCCACGGGATACAGGCTCTCACGGCTTTATACCAAGCTGCTCGAACACTGTATTCTTTCTACCACCCCGACGCCTTGGCGGTCCTTTGGGCGGCAGAACAATCTTTGTGGCTTGCGCTTTCTCTAATTCTCGCGCACGCCATTCTTCATAGATGCTATCTATGCACCATTGAAGAATCATGATCGTTAGCGCTTCCGGTTTTGAGTTTGGAATCTTGGGCCGCTGAGTTGCCATCGCGATTTCTTCGCGTTTACGTTTCTCACGGCGAGCCAAGATTTCTTCATAGCTCATCGTCCGGTCTGCCATTCGCACTCCTTTCCCGTGCGATTTGTAGGTAGATTAGAGCTTATCTTAGAATGATCGCCTCGCCATGCGATCCTGTCTATCTGATTAGCCCACACGGTGTTGGATCTTAGCTTATCGCTCCCCACTTTCCGTGTACGATAGATTTCCGGTTAGCTAGACCGGCTACAGTCTAATCTACCCCTGATAGATCCCTTGGATCTTAGCTGGCTTGGATTTCAGCTAGATGAGTTTGTTGTTAGCTGCTCTGCAACCTATCGAAGACAGACTGCCGCTTCTTGGGCTTCTCCACCTCACCCTCCTTCGTGGCAACCGGCCGAGCTTCCCGCTGATCGATGATGACGCGATCCCGCAAGAAACCCTTGAAAACCTCCAGCTCTCCGTACATCTTGACAGCTTCGTCCAGTGAGAGCGGATATTCTTTCTCTACGAATCCCCGTTCTCCAGACTTGGTGTGCGCCTCGATTGTGATCTTCTTTGGCATGATCGTTGTTTTCCTTCTTTTAGATTTCATCTGCTGAAATCTCATGCCAGCCAAGATCCAAGGGATCTACCATACAAGATCGCACGAATCTTAGCACGCACGGAAATTAGTTTGTTAGGGTTATCGGATGAAAACGGGCTTGCGAGCCTGGAACCGAATCTTCCTGAATTCGTCCTTAGTATCTTCGGACATTTGTTCTAGGATATCATCCCAGCCGTAGATCACAATTGCTTGCTGCAATGTTAGCGGCATCTTTCGCATATCTAGCTCCTTTGCTAGCGTGCTAAGATCCGTGCGATCTTGCCACCACGCCACATGCCATGCTGTGTTTCATACCATTGTAGATCCGCCGATCTACGTGTGTCTGCATGGCGTCGTACATGACGCTGATATGTCGCTAGATCTTGCGCGGATCTAGGGGCCGATCTCCCCGGCCCGCCCGCCCATCAACCGCCACCGTAGCCCTATGGTAGCAACCAGCGTGCCAGGGAGATGCGGCTAACGTCCCGGAAATACAGGGGAATCGCGGGGCTGGCACGGGCCGGACCGTGGCAAATATGCCCGATCGGATACCGCTGCACTACAGGCAGAACACAAGGCGAAGGGTATGGCATCGAGTATGGCATCGGCCAGAGGCGATGCCTTAATAGTATGCCATAGTCGTAGAGTATGGCATAGTACAAAGTTGGCCAGTGAGATAGAGTATGCCATAGTTCCTAACTAACTCATAGCGCAACAATGGACGACGCCATACTCGAAGCCATGCGAAATGCCATATCGCCAAGATATGGCCAACGCCAAGGCAAAGGCTAAGGGGGCATCCCCCCTTTTTTTCTTGCTAGATTTCTAGCGGTGCCCTTTCTCAAATCGCGAGAAATTTTCCCCAAAACTCTAAGAGAGCTCGCTTCGCTTGGCCGCAGACGGCCATGCCGCAGACGGCATTCGCTGAACATACACCCCCGATAATTGGCATGCGATCTGCAAGTGAGATCCCGGCTCTTTCTACCCGAGGACACCCGTTATGTCTATTGGACGCCCTACTGGCCAACCTAATACATCACTCTCACCCCTCGAGTTACGTATCGCTATGATGGCCGTGGCTGGATGTAGTCACGACGCTATCGGACGCTTCTTGAACATGTCCTCCGCGGCCATCAATTACCACTTACAAAAGCCCCGGGTGCAGGCTCATATGCTCGCTTTACAAGCGACGTTTGTCGAGGACATGCGCTCATCCGCCCAGCGCATGAATCAACGCCTCGAGGGCATGGCCCACAAAGCCCTAGACGTGCAAGAGCAAACAATGGACGACATGAACAACCGTCGATCCAATGGTAACATCAAGGAAGAGACTCAGATCAAAGCAGCTTCGCTGGCCATCGTCACGGCGCAGGATATCCTCGATCGTGCCTATGGTAAGGCACCTAAGCGTATCGAGGTCGAGTCTCATCATACCCACGCAATCGATCCGGCTGGCGCCGAGCTCATAGCTGACGCCATCCGTGAGAGCGAGGCCGTGGATGTTACACCGCATAATGTCGTACGACCTCTCGATAATCGTGGCGATCCTGATCCTGATACTCTGCCTCCTAGTGATCCTACTAATCGCTAATGCAAACTGGTATTATCTTCCCAAGCGGGTCAACGACGAAAGACGAGGAGGAAATACGTCACTCCTTGCGCGAGCGCGCGAAGCGATCAACGTATTTCTTCGCAAAAGCGGTGTTAGGGTTCGCCGATCTAACGGTCTCGACACACGGCCCGATATGTCGGACACTCGACAGTCCGACGAAACGCAAACTGATAGTGATGCCGCGCGACCACCTGAAAACCAGCATAGCGACAGTAGCGGACACGATAAGAAGGATAGTCGTAAACCCAAACATCCGAATTCTTCTAGGAAATGAGACAGCCACGAACGCATCGCACTTCCTACGCCGTATTGCGGCGGTCTTCGACCGCAATGCCCGTTTCCGCTGGCTGTTCCCTGAACTTATCGAGGAGCCTAACACTCGCACCAAGTGGTCCGAGAATGAGATCTTGGTACCCCGTACCGAGGATCATCCTGAATCCACCGTTGAGGCGATCGGTGTCGGCGGTGCCGTAGTCAGCCGCCACTACGATCTCATTAAGCTTGACGACTTAGTTGGAAAAGAGGCTAGTGAATCTGACGAAATAATGAAGAAAACCCGTGACTGGTATGACTATTGTGAATCCCTCCTCCATCACCCTATCGAATCAGAAATTCACGTGGTGGGAACACGGTGGACTCACAATGACCTTATCCGTAAAATCATCGACTCTGAGGGTGAATACTTCGATCAAGTCATTACCAGTGCCATCCTGCCTAACGGCCAACCGCTATGGCCTGAACGCTTCACACTCGATGTGCTTGCTCGTATTAGAGCAAAGATAGGATCTTGGAAATTCTCATGCCAGTATCTCAACCAGCCCCACGACCCCGACGCAACGTCATTCAATACATCATGGATCAAACATTATCGCCTGCAGGGAGACGTTTGTATAGGCGAAGATGGCTCATCCTCAAACATCCACCAAATGCGCAAATATCTTACAGTCGATCCCGCGATAAGCGACAAGGACCAAGCGTGCAATTCCGCCCTCGTCGTCTCCGGCGTCGATCATATTCGACGTAAATGGTTGCTCGAGATAGTCGCCAAACGAATGCAGCCCATGACCCTCATGGATCACATCTTCCGAATGTCCCGCCAATGGGATATAGAAGTTGTAGGTCTCGAGTCTATCGCCTTCCAGAAAGCTCTTAAGTTCTGGCTCTCGCAGGAAATGGAACGCCGGGCGCAATTTGTTAACGTGCAAGAACTGAAAACCGACACGCACCAGAAGAAGGCTAGCCGCATTCGCGGCTTGCAGCCATTCTTTGAAGGTGGCGAGGTCTACTCTCTCCCTGCTGGAGCAAGTGACGGTTTCCGTCAGTTTCACGAAGAATACGAGGCATTTCCCGTCGGTGCCCTGGTCGACGTTATAGATGCCCTTAGCTACGCTCCCCAACTGTGGGGTCCTGCCGAAGATCCGCTAGCTCCAAGTGACGATGAACTTGAGGAGATTGAAAATCGTGTCGAGCTAACTGGCCGATCCATGTATACGGGATATTAGCGTGTGAATTCCCTGGCCATCATGCTACTTTGCTTGCGAACCATCGGCGACACCGTGGCAACGTCGCCATCCTCACCTGCCAACATGGGCGGTGCGATAGATTCTACTATCGAGGCCGAAGGTCCGATCTTCATAGACCACGATGACACTATCGGTGCTGGCGAAACTAACGTGAATGTCCTCGCCCAAACTGAGGACCTCGAACTAGTTACCCACACCAGCGTCGATCTAAGCGTTCGTGCTAACACCGTTGTCCTGGCCGCCAGTCACGGCTTAACCGATAATCTCGATCTCAGCCTCGTCCTGCCGATCGTACAAGAGCAGGTCGACGTTCACGTAACTGGCCCGCTGACGGGCCATACATACGTCACCTTCTCAGGTCCCAGCGATCTAGCCGTTCGGCTCAAATATCGTTTGCTGCCTTGGCTGGCCGGCCTTCTGAAGGCTACCTTCCCGACCGGGAACCCCGCCAATGGTCTTGGTACCGGAGATTACTTTCTAACTCCTGGCCTTGCCGCTAGTCAGGTTGTCGGGCCAGTCCAACTTAACGCTCTCGTCAACTATAACGTCGATCTTTCCTATCCCCGCAAATCTTCTATCACCTACGGGGCTGGCATCGCTACACTGCTCTACTGGCCCTGGCTCGGAGTTGCTGTCGAGTTCCTCGGTGAATCTGGCGGCTCGCCGGATCCTTTCATTATCTTCGGCACCGACTACAGCCAGCAACATACCTTCCTGCTGGCTTTTGGCTTACGCGCTGTGCTTCCGCACGGCTTCATGCTGTTCGCGGCGGGATCCTATGCGCTCAACACTGGTGGCGGCTTGCGCGATCGTAGTGTGTTCCCTACTATCGGCGTCGGAGGCAACTTCTGAATGTCTCAAGGTACCTCTCAAGATTGCCAAGAAGCGGGGACCTCCTGGTCCCACTGGCCCTATTGGTCCGATCGGCCCTACTGGCGCGCCGGGGCGGGGCGGGGAGGCGGGGCCAGCGGGGGCTACCGGGTTATCTGGCCCTCCTGGTCCGATCGGCCTCTCTGGACCGCAAGGTCCTACTGGCCCGATTGGTGAACCTGGGCCGCCAGGCATGGCTGGTCGTCCTGGTACTACTGGCTCTACAGGCCCCACTGGCCCTACGGGTTCTATGGGCGCGATGGTAACTAAAACGACTACCACTGGCATTATCGTACGCCCAGGTCCAGGGACGATAGTCGATTTATCGCTCAGTTGTGATCCGGGCCAGATTGTCATATCTGGCGGTGTAACCAATACCGTAACAAACCCGACAGATATAACGAAGGTGCACATGTTAGATTCTGGTCCTATCGACGAGGCCGGCTGGCGTATGCATTCAACCGTGATCAGCCGATTCTCTGCTGGTAGTGATCTCGAGGTGGTGCTAACTATTCTGTGTAGCGGATAGATGGACACGCCGGCTGTACATCCCTGGCTCGATCCCTTCCTCCAGATTGCCACGCAGCTTGGCGTGCCAACAGTCTTCGCCGGTGTGTTGCTATGGTTCGTGCTATTCAAGGTTGGTGGTACCCTCGAGAACATCGAGGATAACGAGATACAACGTACTAAGCTGCTTACGTCGATGCAGGAGACCTTCGTCACCGCCGTGCAACAACAGTCGGAGATGTCCGCGAAGCTGATAGCCAAGTTAGAATATTGCAAGACAAAGGCGGAATGATATGGGATTCATTAACAGGAAGTATTACTTCGACACAGTTCGTGGATCCTTGTTCTCGGGCTCGATGAATCAGAAGCAGGTTGATGGGCAAACCGCCTTGCTAGACTGGAACGAGCAACTACAGTGGGATGATCGCTGGCTCGCATATTTGTTAGCCACAACCTACCACGAAACCGCGCTGACCATGCAGCCCATTGCCGAGTACGGCAAAGGCAAGAATAAGCCGTACGGCGTTCCCGACGGCCCATACAACCAGATCTACTACGGCCGAGGGTTTGTCCAACTGACCTGGTACGACAATTACGTCAAGCAGGACAAGAAGCTCAAGCTGAACAATCAACTCGTCCAGGTGCCCGACACGGCTCTCGATCTTCAAGTTGCTACCGAGATTATCTTCGGTGGCATGGCCGATGGTGATTTCACCGGCGTCGGTCTTCCCAAGTACATCAACGACTCGCAGACTGATTTCTACAACGCAAGGAAGATCGTCAACGGGCTGGATCAGGCCAGCACGATCCAAGGATACGCGGTCAAATTCCTCAACGCTATTACGCACCTAGCGGGAGGTGTACCATAATGGAACTGATTCAGCTGATAGTCGTTCTAATTATCATAGGCGTCCTGCTCTGGCTAGTGAACAACTTCATCCCGATGGATGCGAACATCAAATCGATCCTGAACGCTGTAGTCATAATCTGTGTGGTTCTGTGGTTGCTCTTACTGTTGTTCCCTGGAATCAGCGCTATTCGTATAGGGCCAGTAAGGGCTCCGTAACCTTAGCTTTTCACATCCTGAAAACTCGCGGCCCCGGCGGGGGGGGAGGCTCTCATCGCTCGTCCAACAGCAACTGGCTTAGACAAACCAATTCAATATCTGACGGAAGAGGTCCTTCCTAATCAGCGCTCCTGCGTTCATCCGGCGGCCTTTCTGGCGTGGATAGCCGCTGATCAGGCACTCTGTTATAACTGCGGTCAACAGATCGCCATAACCCCTTACGTAGTTCCCGGACCATAATATGCGCTGGACTCCTGGGCCGATCAGCCCAAATATAGAAGACCGGAGGTTCGAATCTAATCCCGAACAGCGGCTGATGGGCTTGCAGGAGGCCATCCGTCGCGGTGAACTTGCAGATCCTGGTGGGTGGCAAGAGCTACCTCCGTGGATGTGGCCCGATACAACTGGATACCAAGAAGCTGCCACCGGTAGCAAAGCCACCATGACAGCCGTTAACGACTATCTCATGGCATCTGGTGGCGGAGCCACCAACGAAGATTATCGTTACTTTGGTACATCCACCAACGGGGACGATCTCCGCCGGTCGATGTTGGATCAGATGTTCAACTACTAATGCCTATTCAGTGGTATCGCCAGCCTGACGGCACCTGGATCCTCTGGAACACCGAGGAATCGCAGGCCCAGCCTATGGAAGTTGCGCCTTCGGCGCAAGGTGGTGGGGTGGGGCTACGAGGAACAGATACAAGTGATGTAGCGGCTCAAATGTTCGAACAAATGGGTGAACGTGCTAGCCAGCCGAGCAAACACGAAACTTGGGGCAAACCTACGCGAGAGGATCGCAAATTCCTCCGAGACGCCGTTAAACAATTTCATGGAGGTCAACTAACTCCAACTGAGTCCGCGAAGTTGTCTGAACAGTTGGCTGACAAAGGGCTCGTCGACGTAACCGAGGATGGTGTTTGGTCTAAAGCATCGCTTGGACACGATTACGAGCAGGTGATGTCATTCATCACATCAATGGAAAAGTGGCGGGAAGATGCCACGGGCGCTCTCTCAGATCGTGGCTATGACACCTCAGGTGCCAGCATCGACGACATTATGAACTACCTCCGCAAGGAGGGCCTAAACCTTTATCAAGGAGAGACCAATGGGGGAACTACTAAATAGCATCCTGGCAATGTTTGGCGGCGCCGGCGACGTAGGTGCAACAGCGCTATCCACACCAGCCGCCGGCTTTTCGCCAGAAATTCCGATGTCCACGCAAGTGGAAAACGCTGGCCTGCCGGCCCAGTCTGGCATAACCGACACGACTGGCGGACCATCCCCGTCACTGTGGCAGCAGATCCTGAACTTCACTGGCTTGACCGGCGGATCCAATGCTTCCCCAAGTGGGCAGGCTGTCGATCCGAAGACCGGCCAACCTACGGATAAGAAAGCGGAAATAGCTGCTCTAGGTAAGTTTCTTACCAGCGCACAGGGCTTGCAGTCCAGCCTGCAGAATAGCAAACTGGCCCAGCAAATGATCCAGCAACACATTAACCAGCCGCAGCAGCAAGGTCAATACCGGCCGCCCACAACCTACGCAACGATGCTCCTGCAACAGGCAGGACTGCTATAGGAGGGAATGATGGCGACGAACGTGAAAACAGAAGCTCAACCTGCGGGGGCGGGGGGAGGAGGGGAGGGGAAGCTAACAGCAAATGAGGTTGTGAGGAAAGCAACCGAACTCTTGCACTCGATCCTGCCACCGGCTCCGCCGGTCTTGATAGCCGACATTCTTCATAGCCTTCGCAGCGCCATAGCCGCCGGGCCAAAGAAGGAACCGGCGCCCAAAGATCTTGCCGATGCAGTTAGCAAGATAGACGCACTCGTCGGCAAGATGGATCCGCCGCTCGAGCACAAGCCCGACTTCAAAGCTATGCTCGAAGCAACGAAAGCACCGCCTCCTCCGCCCGTGCCAGCCGTTGATGCGCCATCAGAGCCGCAAGCGGCCAAGGCATCCTAGCTATGCCGGCGGGCGCCGTAGGAAAGAAACGAAAGGGAAAACCCGGCAAACCAAACTTGCCCAAGGAGTCCGGCAAGTAAGAGTCCGAAATTGTGAGAAGGGTCGTCGAGGGTGCCACAGCATCTTCGACGGCCCTGCATACCACGTAGGGGATAAACCATGGCAGGATGGAGCAAAGGGCCGACGGTCCGAATAAAGAAGGTTAAAACTAAGCCTACTGCGAGCGTCAGCAAGACTGGTAAGGTAAGGATGTCGAAACCCCGGCGGGGTGGGGTGGGGAGGGGATAAGGGTTTCATGAGCACACCCTCTCCGGCTGAAAAACTGGCCGCCCCCGGCCTGTTCCCTCTCATCTTGGGGAGGGTGTGCTGATGGAGGCATCGCCCGGTATTGATGTTCGCTTGACCAGTGATCAGGTGAAGCGTTTGACTGAGTACATAGATCCCGAACTAGAGGAGTCTCTAAATGCTAACGATGCACTGTGTGATCGGGTGGACGAGTGCGATCGGTTCTATAAAGCTGAGCCAAAAGCAAAGGTCAAAACTTTCCCATGGAGAGGAGCCGCTAATCTCGTCATTCCCTCAATTGGTATCACCGTGGACTCCATCGTGGCTAGGATCGTCAACACGGTCTTCGGGGTTCAGCCTTTCTGGACCGTACGTGCCATCAACCCTCGTATGGCGGATATTGCTAAATCCGTGGAAGGACAGATGGAGTGGTCCCGACAAACCGAGTTCGACATGTACACCGCCGTCAAGTCGAACGCCATCGAAACGGTCCAGCTAGGTTGGTCCTGGCTCAAAATCATTTGGGAAATACAATCTCGCCGGGTTTGGAATCCGCAAGCCAGCGGCTACTACGACGTAATCAGCAAGAAGCCGAATGTCTATTACATTCCTGTTACTTCCATGCTTCAGCAGGTTGGCGTCGACAATCCGTATGACGCGGAGTGGATGGGCCAGATTATCGACTGCACCGACGGTGATTTGCGGCTCAAGCAGTTGGATAGAATCTATAGTGACGTCGAGACTGTTATCGACTCCAAGGAAAACCCGCAAGAGCGCCGGGCAGCCACTCGTAACTACGAGAACGCATATCGAGTAAAGCTCAATCGGTTCTATGAGCTATGGATCAAATTCCCGTTAGAAGGTCCTCGGAAACCCCCGGTCCATATTGTAGTCACGTACCACCGCCCTACCAAGACTATCATGAGGTGCATCTACAATCCCTTGTTCATGGGCGGCTTGCCTTTCGTCAAGACAAGGTTCGTAGAATTGCGTGGGTCGAAGACCGAAGGTTACGGTATCGTCGACCAACTGAAGTTTATGCAGGACGAGGTATCGACCATACACTGCCAGCAGCTCGACAACGCGACCCTAGCTAACACTCGTTGGTTCCTTGGAAAGCGTGGTGTAGTCAAAGCCGACACCCGTATATGGCCCGGGAGGTTCCTTACAACACCGAACCCAGAATCTGACATCAAAGTGATGCAGATGGGTGAGGTGTATAACTCGATGCGGCAGCTAGAAGTCTCGGTGATGGCCTATGCCGAAAGACGATCTGGAATCAGTGATTACTCGCTGGGCCGAGAGTCCTCAGTCATTGGAGATCGCGCGACGGCAACGGGAACTCTGGCTATTATTCAGGAAGGTAACCGGCGATTCGACCTTAACGTCAGAGATATGCGCGAGTCTTATGGGCTTATTGGTCGCATGTTGTTCGAGCTTAATCACCAGTATCGACCGAAAGGACTCAGTTACCTTACCCAAGGACCACAAGGAGCCATGACCGAGTTTGCGTTCGACATGCCAGATGAGATCATCACCAACATGTTGGGCTTTGAACTAACTGCCTCGAGTGCAACGATTAACAAGCAGGTGGAACAAGCCGGCTTATTGCAACTACTACAAATCCTGACCCAAAATATGCAAGCAGGCCAACAGGCCGCTATGCTTCTAGCAAATCCACAAGTACCGCCGCCGGTGAAGGAATATACTTCTAATTACATGGAATCTCTCACCGAGCTGGTCAAGCGGACCATGAACACGTTCGATCAACCTCCGGTCGACATACCGGATATAATGCAATCGTTCCAGCCTCCTCCGCAACCTGGAATGATGCCAGGAGGACCGAATGGCGGACCACCAGGACCTCCGGGAACTATGGGAGGCCCTCCAGGACCCGGCGGGCCAGGCGTTCCAGGACCTCCTATGCTCCCTCCGGGCGCAGGCGGTGGAGGAGCTCCTCCAGTCCAGTAATTGGGAACAGTTCCTTGAAACTAGAGCAGGTATCAAGGTGCTCGATGAGCTAATCGCCTTGAAAACCAATGTAGCAGCAGAAATGGTGGAGAAGGAAGATGCCAGACGATACGACTCCGGCGAATACGACACAACCTAGTGAAGGCGAAGCTCCGGCTACCCCGCAGCCTACTGTCGAGCAGTTGCAGACCCGACTAGTAGAGGCGGAGGCCCGTGCCAAATCGTCGTCGGCGGACGCGGATCAGGCGAAGCGATACCTCGTCGATCTCGTCGCCCGTCTCGGGCAAAACGAAGCGGCAAACCAAGCTCCAGCCCAGCAGCAAAGCCAAGACGCAACCCCCGAAGAGTTACTCCAAGAGTTCAAGGATAACCCCGTCGGGCTCCTCGACAGACACTTCGCTGCTCGAATGGGTCCTATTCTTCACGATCACCTCGATGTGCAAGCCAAAATGAATCGGCAAGCGTTCATCGATCGCAATAAGGATGACTGGGACGACTACGGCAAGGAAGTTGATGCCTTCATGAGCCCCATGAGCATGTCTACAAAGGCAAAGCCAGGCTCCTGGGAAGAGGGTCTCAACTACATCAAGGCCAAACACATCGAGCAAATCGTCGAAAAGCGCATGAAAGCCAAAGAAGAAGCCGATAAGAAGTCCCAACTTGAAGGTCGCGGCTCGTCCTCGGGTGGTGGGGCTGGGCGGGGTGGCCGATATAGGATGAGTGAACTAGAAAAGTCGGTTGCTAAAGGTTTCAATATGACCGAGGAAGAGTGGATCAAGAACCGAACTCCCGAGGAAAAGGGCGAAAGTGAGGACATCTTTTAGTCATGTCCATCGAATTGCTTACCGACGAGTTGGATCAGGACCAATTTAAGCCCTTTGAAGTTAAAAATCCCAAACCAGGGTTCCGATACAGGTTCTTGAACGTGAACGAACGCAATCTGGCCGCCAAAAAGGCGGTTGGCTATGAAATCGTGGGCTCGGAGGCCGAAGAACAGCTCGTCATCACCGAATCCACGCCTTTAAAGAAGGGTGCGCAGCTAGATACGACCCGCCGATTCAGCGATGTCGTGCTGGCTCGCATCCCGGAGGACAAATTTCAGAAAATTGTCCGCCGAAACGAAGCTCTAAAAGAGCGCCGCTCGATATCAGCGGTAGAAGCTCAGTTCCGGGGCGAGGCCTCGGGCGCCTACAAGGAGGAGGGCAAGGGCTCTTACTCCGGATCAATGACCGAGAGCGAATTTAACGAATCAACCTCTGGTAAGAAAGGCTAAGCTATGCTTCAGATAGCTCAGTCGACGACTGGTGGACCGCCCTTCCTAGACAGCCGAATGGAAGCGATCACCCAGACGTTCGAAGTGGGGGCACCACTAACCTTTGCTCTCGCCACAGGCATTGCGGAAGCTGCTGCGGCGGGGCCGTTCGCTGGATTTGCCCAAGAGGCGGGTCACAACTACGCGGTGCGTGATCCGGCCAACAAAGTCGTCTACGTGGTCAACACAGATGACATCACTATGCAGTCGGTGATGAAGGGCGCGCAGAAGACCGACACAATCGTCGGTGACACGTACAACTTGGTGAAGGATGGCACCCTAGGTTGGATCGTGGACAACACGTCCCAGGGCACAACGGGCACCTGCATCATCACCGGTATCGGTCCGTACAGCTCACTCGCACAGCTTCAGACTGTCTACTTCAGACTAGCCGCGTCCACGCGCACGGCGGCGGGGAACTGAAATGGCAGCCGTAACTGGTGCATTTAGTAGGTTACTCGTACCTGGTATCCGGAACGTCTTCTTCCTCTACAAGAAAGATGCTCCGACGGAGTACGGGAAAATCTTTACGATCGAAACATCCAAGCGGGCATGGGAAGAGAACCTCGAGGTGGCCGCGCTCGGAGTCCAACCTCAAAAGCCTCAGGGCTCACCGATCATCTACCAAGACATGATCCAGGGCGAGCCGAAGCGCTTCACTCACCTCACCTTCGGTCTCGGGTTCCGTGCTACCGAAGAGATGCTCGAAGACGATCTGTACTCGGTGATTCAGAAGAATTCGCGCGCCCTCAAGCGCTCGGCTCTGGTGGCCCGCGAAATCCTCTGCTTCAATGTGCTGAACAACTCCTTCACCACTGAGTATGGCTTCCCGAAGAAAGGCGTCCTGCAGCCTCTCGTCGGAACCACGCACAACCTCCTTGGCGGCGGCACGCTGGCCAACCGGCCGACGAACGATGTGGATATCAGCTACGCCGCGTTGGAAGCCGCTATTCTCAACTTCAACACGATGGTTGACGATCAGCGGCTGCCCATCGACATCGAGCCGCAAACCCTGCTGTTCCACCCATCCGATCTATTCCTCGTGACGGAGCTGCTTGAGTCCGAGTACAGACCGTTCACGGCGAACAACGAGGTCAACCCCCTCAAGGGTAGGCTGACCCCGATCTGGTCCCGGTATCTGACCGATCCGGATGCGTGGTGGGTGATCGGACCGAAGGACACCGACAGCCTGGTCATGTTCAACCGCCGCGAGATCACCTTGCAGAACGGTGACGACTTCGACACTGGCGATGCCAAGTTCAAGTGTACACAGCGTCTCAGCGCCGGCTGCTCGGAGTGGAGGAATCTCTACGGGTCATCCGGGGGAGTCTAATGGCGATCTACCCGCGCAAGGTTTCGGCACTTGGGACAGAGCGCTTTCCTAGCGCTCTGGCCATTCTGTCGAAACTATCAACCTGCGGGATTCTGTTGATGGGCCGGAAGGGAGGTCCTAGCCCTGAAGGCCCATCGGCGAACAACCCGCACGAATCGTACCTGTACCTCAACGGTACTAACCCGGTAACTCCGATGATGGGCGGAGTTACGGAAGTCATGACCAACCCGGGCGGCGGCACCGTAATCGGCCCTACTGTGCCACAGGGGCTCTGGCGCGGTGAGCGAGTTCGAGGCATCACGATTCTAGGATCCGATCGTGTGTCTTCGAGTGTCAAGATTTGCGGGCCGCCGCTCGTAACTGCTAACGTGAACCTACCAGCCTTCGGGATCATGTATAACGCTGGTGCGGCGATAATGTACTTCTACGTTGTCGAGGGTGCCAGCCGGTACTTCTGCTACGGAGATGAGGCTGCGTGGCAGGCCGGAAGCGCTACGAACAAAGTTGGCGGGGGCACCACGGCTGCGTTGCCCGCTGGTTCAGGTTCCCTTGGCAATCTTCGCGACGGGCGTACAGTGTTCGGTAACGACGACGGTCGTGAAGCTCTCGTGATCGAATCTGCTGGTAAATCGGGCGCGCTGATCCTTGGATCTGGGGATCACATGACCGCGGTGGCTCTGTACATCGACGCGACTGCCACACCGCATTTCGACACCGCCGCGAACTGGCTCACGTATACCACGTCGTGAGGTAAGCGATGGCGCTACACCAGTATAGAATCAAGATGACTACCAGCGGTGATACAATCGTCGATGGGCGTATGGCCATCCCGGTATCAATCTTTATGGCGGCTGGCACGGTGACGGCTGCTGCTGGGATCGACCGCACCGGGCCGTGGTCTACGCCCGTCGCACAGACGATAACTGCTGGTAACGTAACTACAATCGACCCAACGAAGTGCCCGGTGTCCCCGTGGTATAAGTTTACGACCACGGGTGGCGGTGGCACTTTAATCATGCAGGAGCGTATCTCATGAGCAAGGCTCATCCAGGGTTCAAGGCGGTCCAGTCAAAGATCGCGAAGCAGCAAGGTGTCTCTAAAGAGCGCGCTGGTGCTATCCTGGCTAAATCAAGTCGTGGTGCCAGTGCGGCTGCCAAGAAAGCCAATCCTCGCCTCAAGAAGGTATAATCATGCCAGCGAAGTCGAAGGCCCAGCAACGATTCATGGGGGCGGAACTAGCTCGAGCCCGCGCTGGCAAGAAGACTCAAACTGGGATGTCACAGTCCCAGTTGAAAGACTTTGCCGGTACCAAACAGAAGGGTCTGCCCTCTCGGGTCAAGAAGAAGTAATCCCTTGACTTTTCACATCCTGAAAACTCGTACAATATGAGCCAGTACGCCAGACGAGCTAAATCCTCCTGGTTTGAGTGTGGCATCTGCGGCCTCGACTTTCCGCAGACGGAGGCTATTCGACACTACAAGTTTGGCGTCCTGGTTGATATTGGATGTGCTGATGATTTGGCTCACAGCGACTACTTCCAGGATCTTCGGTTGCCCGAAAATGAGCGGCCGTTCCCAACGCAGCAGCGCGTGCCGGATCAGGGCAAGGATCCTAGCATCCCCGATGATCCTGATGCTCCGCAGGAGTAGACATGGATGTAAATGGCATCTTGCAGGAGATGAGCTGGAGGCTCGGCAACCGGTCGGATATATCTACACGAATCCTGACCTGGCTGAACGATGCTTACTTTGAATTGCTCATGACTCCCAGGTTCACTTTCTTTCAAGTGGACAAGAGCTATTCATGGATAGCATCTCAGGGCATATACATCTATCAGGTCTCACTAGCTATGCCTGATCTTTGGTTCATCCTGGACATAAGAAACGAGATGTATCAGACGAAGCTCAGGAGAAAGGATCCATCCGAGTTTGATCGAGTGTGGCGGACAGATGGAATACCCGAGCGGTATACTCGCTTCCAGGATCAGATAGAACTCTACCCGACACCCGACATGGATTACCAAATGACTACTCGCTATCGGATGCGTCCGCCAGAACTTATCGGTGGTGGCACTCATTTGCTAACTCGTGAGTGGGATGAGGTTCTAGTTACGATGGCGGTAACCAAAGGCTGGGAAGCCCTCGAGCAGTGGGATAAAGCGCAAGCTCAGAAGCAACTAACTGAGCTGCAACTGGCTCGCCGGTTCGACGCGTTCCAAATGGACGATGCGGACAGCGAGGCGACGATAGGGGTTGAGTATGGGTCTTGATACTCTGGACGAATTCAGCCCTAAGGATACTGACCCCGTATCCCTGGGCGATGACGCTATTAGATTAACTCGCTCGGCCACCAAGCAATCGGTCGGCCTCGAGCACTATCTAAATGGGACGCATAAGTTCCCGTCCGGTACCACCGCCGCTAGACCTGCCGCTGGCCAGGTTGGCCGTATATACTTCAATAATGATCGAAAGGAATCCCAGTACGATAATGGTTCAGCCTGGATAGGTGTAGGCGACAGATTGGCACAGGCTACCATTTTGTGGCATTCAACCGGTTTCGTATGCGGTGCTGGTGCCGGTATTGAGATTCCGTTCGACTATGTCATAGACGATCCGGGAGGCTTCGCCAGCGTAGCGTATCATCAGATCATACAGCCGACCAATGCAATCGGGATAGTTAGCTCTTACATAGAGTTCACTGGAGCAATCGGCGGATATGGAGCTATTTTAGCCATTCAGCAGTGGACTGGAAGTGCGTGGTATCCGCTGGTTCAAGCGTGGAGCGCGAACGTCCAATTCCTTAATGTTAACACGATGGTAGATTCCAGATGGGGTCAACAGTTAAGATGCGTTGTCACCAATGCATCTGGAAACGCTAACTTGACTATTGCTCCGACGGCGTTGGGTGCTAGCCCACGCTTTGCCTATGCTATGTTCGGGAGAACGTCCTAATGCCAATGTCGTACGCACGCCGCGCCATGCCCATAGGGGGCATGAACAATGGTGCGCCAGCGGAAGCTATACAGGAGGGCGAATCGCCCAACTTGCTAAACGTGCGTTTCCGTTTTAACGAGCTTCGTCCCGGACCAGGCAGGGCTGCGCTGGCAGGTCCCCTAGATAGCTACATTCAAACTATCGCGCGCTATTCGGTAGATGACACCACCAAGTGGATCATTTGCATCACGGACCAGAAGTTCTATAAATGGGGCGTTAATTCACCGGGAGATCAGCAGAGATGGACAGAGGTGGGTGGCGTCGCCCTAACTGGCCAAGGCCGCTGGAGCTGGACAGTAGGTGAAGATACCTTCTTCTTTACGCGTCGCAACGGTGGAGTTTATCGCTGGAAGGGCAGTACGACTCTCATAGACAAAGTGCCGAGCATACCGGCCACCGATGTTAGATTTGTTCAGTACTTCAACAATCGGCTGATGTGCGGAAACGTAGCTGAAGCTGGCAAATCGTGGACGAATCGCATACGCTACCCTGTTAACGGCGATCACACTAACTGGACCGGCACAGGCTCCGGATTCGTGGATCTTTACGAGCCCGAGCAGGAACCGATCCAGGGTATGCGAGTCCTAGGTAACAGACTAGTGGTTCTGCGCGAACATAGTCTTGCTGACGTTGTGCCTACTGGCACCACATCCCCCGTCTTCACTGTGGAGCAGCGCACATCAAATGTCGGCACTATCTTCCCTCATACAGTGGACTGCAACGGAATAGGGCTATTCTTCCTCGGCAATGACGGCAACGTCTGGATGTGGAATGGATCTCAGTTGCAATCCATTGGCGATAACTTATACAAGTCCTTCGAGAACATCGTAGATGTGGTCGGTAGCAGGGAGATTTACTTTGGCAAGGTCTATCCTGCTGCCAACGAGTACTGGCTGTGGTTGGGTGGCCAGTTTGTCTACGTGTTCGATTTCTTGCAGGGCCGATGGATGATAGATAAGTTCCCTAACATCGCTGCTATCGGGGACGCCGAGTTCACCGTTACTCCGAACTCGTGGGGAGTTGCCCAGGGCACGTGGGGGTCCTGGGGTATGACAACATGGCAGTCGATGAGCGCTAAGGGTACTAGTAGACTGATTGTTGGCCTACAGGATTATTCAACAATCACAGTCGGCAAAGATATTGTAGGTTACAACACCGGGGAGCTGATCGACAGTTTTGCTGAGACAAAGGACTATTATTCTAATCAATCTAACAATCCAATTGGCGTAGCTGATCCGATTGGCCCCTTCGTCTTACGAACCTGCGAACGCCTGCTTTTGATCTACATGTACAATAACGATGTTGATAACTTCGAACTGGGAGTTTCGATAGATCATGGTAGAACGTGGCAAACATTCATTGTAAAGCCGAATGTGTATGGCTTCGGCTTAGCAGATTGGAAAGTCACGGGCAACGTGATGCGATTCCGTATACGTCAAACTTCAGCTAAGCCGGTATTCCGCTGGCAAGGATTTGTTGAAGAATTCAGATCCGGCGGACCGTATCAGGCTCTGGAGCAACCACCTGGGTTCAAACCATAATGGGTACTGACGGTTACAGCAACATTTACCCGCGCCTCGTTCGTGCCGAGGACGTGGTGGTATGGGCCAACGATCTAATCAACCGTCTCAGACCGGGCACTCCGGGTCCTCAAGGTCCTCCGGGTCCAGCCGGTATTGGTCCGCCTGGTCCGACAGGTCCAACTGGTCCTGCGGGGCAAGGTGTACCGACAGGTGGTGCTACCGGTCAGGTACTCACCAAAAGTTCGAGCGCCAATTACGACACCGTGTGGTCCGCTGGAGGGGCCGGTGGCGCGGCTACATGGATCGGTCCCACTCCGCCGGCTTCGCCGATAATTGGACAGCTTTGGTGGCGTAATGATCCGGACGGTGTTCTCTACGTCTACTATGATGATGGTAACTCCCGCCAGTTTGTTGCTGCTAGTCCGCCGCGAAAAGGTGATCCTGGACCCGCAGGTCCGCAGGGGCCTCCAGGGTCAGGAGGAGTATCAGGGACGTGGAACTACAAGACCGCAGGTGGTACGACTGATCCTGGGAGTGGAAATGTCGGGCCTGATGTCGTCGGTGCACCGACCATGCTTCGCT